TGGGAGGCCGCCTCCTCTCGACGTGACGAAGTTGGGACTGTCACGCCGCATTTGCGCGCCACCCTGCCCGCAGGGGGCCTCACGCCCGCCTGCTGGCCTGGCCTGGAATCACTCCTCGTGAAGCGCCCGGGTTCGGCTACCGGCTGTCTGCGGCCTCACGCCGTCAGGCATCGGGGTCAGGCTACGCCTGGGGCAGCTCGGGAGTCCAGCCAGCCGCCTGGAGGTCATCGGCCAGGAACCCGGCCGTGGTCAGGGTCGGCGGGTCGTTCCCGGTGAACCAGACCCGCACCACTGACCCGGCATGGGCCACCTGGGCGAACAGGTCATTGGCCGAGCTGGGCACCAGCTTGGTGGTCAGCCATGCCCGTTTGCTCCACTTGGCCACCTGCTCGATGAGGGCCGGGGAGTGGCAGGCCGGGCCGGTCGCGGTCACGATGACCTGCTGGCCGGCATAGGTCGGGGTGTACCAGGCGCAGCTCAGGGGCCTGGGGCTGGGCGCTGGAGTGGGCCTGGTGCTCGCTGTGGACGTGCCACAGGCCACCACCAGGAGGACCAGGGCTGGCAGGACCAGGCCCAGGCAGGCCAGCCTGAGCGCGTGGAGAACGCGACACAGGGCCGAGCAGTAGACCGACCCTGGGCGGGAGGGGCGGCGCAGGCAGGTCAGGCACAGGACCTCGGGCGGGTCCTCATCAGGGTGGTGGGCCACCCGGCTACCCTAGCGCCGCCTGATCTGCCGGATAAAGTCCGTCTCCGGTCCTGGGGCTGAGGGCTCGCGGGGACCTGGCGGAATGTAGCCAGGAGGAGGCGGCGGCGCGGGCACCACGGCTAGCTGCTCGACCAGGGCCGCGATGGCGGCGGCGTCGGGCTCCCCGTTCTTGCCCAGCAGCTTGGTCAGGTCCAGGGCTGCCAGGGCGGCGTCCGGGTTGGCGATGCGGCCTGCTGCCTTGGCCCTGAACTCGGCAGCAGCCAGCTTGAGGTTGGCCTCCTGGGTGGCCTCGGCGCGGCCTGCTGCCTTGGCCTCGGCCACGGCACGCTCCTGCTCGGTCATGGCCCCCTGCTGGGCCTTGGCCAGGTCTGCCTCCAGCCGCTTGGTCCGCTTGCGCTCATCGTCCAGGGTGGCCTGGAGCCGGGCCAGGTCCTCGGCGGTGGGTGCCCCGTTGCTGGGAGCTGGAGCTGGAGCTGGAGGAGGAGCTGGAGGAGCTGGAGCTGGAGCTGGAGGAGCTGGAGCTGGCGGCGCGGGGGCCGGGGGTGTGGTCATGGGTCCTCCTGACTAGGCGGCGGCTGGGGTTGGCTGGGGCTCAGGCTGGGGCTGGGGCGGGGGCTCGGGCTCGGGGGTGCCCTCGTTCAGCTCGTGCCACCGCTCGATTTCCTGCTGGGTCGCGCCCCACTTCTCCCACAGGACCTCATACGGGACCTTGAGCGTGGCCATCTTGACCAGGGCATCGACTAGCTGGCCCTCGGTCCTGGTCTCGAAGTCGGCCCAGATGACCTCAGCGGAGACATCGGCCGCGGCGGGTGACCCGATGAACTGGAGGCCCAGCCTGATGACCTCCTCCCAGTCCTCGCCCAGGTGGAGGGCACGCCGCCGCACCTTGGACACCAGGCCAGCCTCAGCCGCCTTGAGGGCATCGGCCGACAGGTTCGCCACGGTGCCCAGCAGGTAGTGGGCGGGGGTCTGGGTGATGGAGGCCAGCAGCTCGACATCTTGTTTCACGGCGTCCAGGTAGCCCTGGAGGTTGGATTCAGCGATGGACCCGAACCGGCCGTCTGGGTTCTCGTTGGTCAGCAGCCGGTTGGCCCCGATCTGGAATGGCCGGGACACCTTGGTCGTGTCGGTGCCGTCCTGGGCCTTGATGACCTCGCGGGCCACCTTGATGCCGGTCGCCCAGACCTGCCTGTTAGCGCCGTAGTCCACCGACACCGAGCGGTTAAACAGGGTGGTGTGGACCCGATCCTGTATCGGGATCACCGACAGCAGCTCGGACCTGGGCGGGCCGACCGTGCGGGGCTGGGGGGCCAGCTCGACCATGCCGACCACCCCGGCCGGGTTCGGCTCGACCTGGGGGCGGGCGCGGTTGGTGCCTGGCTCCCAGGTGACTATCTCGTCGGGGGTGATCAGGACCTCCGTGCGGCCTGACGTGGCCTCATCGGTCCAGCGCTTGTAACCGGCGCGGCGGCGGTGCCGGTTGCCCGGCTGGTAGAGGACCGTTGCCTGGAGGGCTGACTCAGGGCTGATGGTCACCCCCACGGGGCTGGACTCATCGGGCTGGACCAGCACGAAGCTGGAGCCCTGGGTCAGGGCATCGGTCTGGAGCATTTCGGCGTCGGCGTCCATCGAGTTGGCCTGCCAGATGGCCCAGGCTGCCCTGGAGTCCTCCTCGTTGCCGAACCGGAACCCCGTGACCTGGAGCCGTTCGGCCACTGCGTTGACCACCAGCTCCGCGAGGTTGGCCCTGGCCTCGGCCAGCAGCGCCCGGAAGGTGCGCCGCTCCTCCGTGTCCATCAGGGCGATAATCCCCGACTCGTCGTCGTAGTACGCCTGGTAGCCAGCCGCCACGGCAGCCTGCCGGTCCAGCTTGCGCTGGGCTGCTGCCCGCAGGGCCTCCAGCTCGGTCATGTCCATAAGGTCCTCCTCAGAACCCCGCCGCCGCGTAGTCCTCCTCGGGCGGCGCGGCCTGGTGCCGCAGCGCCCGATCCAAGGCCATCACGGCAGCTACCACGCTGTCGATCTTGTCGGCCGACCTGGCTTTATCCGGCTTGAGGTTGCCAGCAGGGTCCTGCTTGACGATCAGGTTAGCCGCCTGCCAGCGGACCAGGGGGTTATCCCCGTGCCGGTAGGTCCCCGCAGCGACCAGCCGCAGCAGCTCCCGTGTCGGTGCCGCCATCGTGGCGTAGCCCTGACCTACCTGGACCAGCGGGAACCCCTCCTCGATCAGCTCGGAGCTGAGCTGGGTTGCCCCCCACCTGTCGAACGCTATCTCCTCGATCTGGTATTGCTCGGCATCGGCCCGCAGCGCCACCTTGATGTGCTCGTAGTCGATCACGTTCCCCTCGGTGACGGTGAGGAGCCCGGCCTCCTCCCACACGGTGACCTTGCCGCCAGTGCGGCGGTCCAGGTCCCGCACCGCCGCCCTGGGCGCGAAGCACCGCCACAGGAGGTCATGCCCGCCCGCGCCGTCTGGGAAGTCCAGGCAATAGCTGGCCAGGTCGGTGGTGCTGGCCAGGTCCAGGCCCCCGTAGCAGACCCGCCCCTGGAGCTCGTCATGGCTCGGGAGGCAGTCATCCCAGGCCACCATGTCCAGCGCCCGCCCGGCCTGGGGGGTCTGCTGGTTCAGCCGGTACTGGCGGAACGCCCGCTCGGCCGGGAGGTTGCCCTGGGCCTTGAGGTATTCCGACCGGAGGATACGCAGGTCCAGGTAGTCCCCCAGGGCTGGGTTGGCCAGGTGCCAGGTGGCCTCATCGGTCCAGTCAGCCTCTCGGGGCGCGGCGTGGATCACCACCAGCCTGGCCCGGTCCAGCTCGGGGTCCTCCAGCACCCGCTCAGACCAGGCCCGCTCACTGGCCGCGAACCCGCCAGGGTCGTTGTCGGCTGTCGTGACCAGCATCAGGAGCGGCTGAGACCTGGCCCCGAACCCGGTCCTAAGCGCGTCGTAGAGGTCCCGCGAGGGCTGGGCCAGCAGCTCGTCAATGTACGCGCCGTGCGGGCTCGGCCCCAGGGCTCCCATCGCGTCCCCGGCCACCACCGAGAAAAACGAGGCGGTCTTGTCGTAGCTGATGGTCCGGGCTCCTCGGGCGATGTGGAGCCGACCGGACAGGATGGGCGAGAGCTGGACCATGCGGGCAGCAGCCCCCCAGGCCAGGGCTGCCTGGTCCTTATCGAGGGCCAGGCCGTAGACCTCGGCGGCCTCCTCCCCGTCGCTGGCCAGCAGGTAGAGCATGACCCCAGCGATGAGGGCCGTTTTGCCGTTCTTGCGGCCGGTGGACAGGTACAGCTCCCGGTATCTCCGCAGGTACTTAGCCCAGCCAGGGTCATACTCGACCGTGCCGAACAGGGGCACCAGGACCTCGTTGGCCTCCCAGTCGGCGGGGATGAACGGACGCCTCGCCCAATCGCCCTTGGTGTGGACCAGGAGGCTGCCGAAGAAATCCAGCACCCTAGCGGCGCGGGGTTCGCACAGGTGCTCACCGCGCCTGCGGCAGGTGGCCCCGCTGAACTGGTAGCCACAGGGCGGGAACCGGCGTCGATCAGGCATTACGCCACCATGATGCCCTGACCGGCGGAAGGGCGCACCCCCCCGGCCCAGGACGGCGCTGGCTGGCGTCTGGGGCCACCTGCCTGTGATCAGACCTGGGCCAGCTCCAGCTCCTCCTGGGCGCTGTCAACGCTAGGCTGCCCGGCATGGGGCCTGAGCCCAGGCTGACCCCGGCTGAGGCCCGCGTCCTAGCCTGGCTGCCCACTCACCTGACCGCGCCGCAGATCGCGGCTGAGCTGATGCTGGCCAGGTCCACCGTGCGGAGCCAGATCACAGCCGTCTACCTCAAGCTGGGGGTCCACTCCAGGGCTGAGGCAGTCACCCAGGCCAAGGCCCTGGGCCTCCTGAGCTGAGCTGGGCTGGGCCACAACGTCAAGCAGGCCAGGACCCTGGTGTGGGTCCTGGCCTGCTGGGGTCAGGCTGGCTATGCCTGGGGGGTCTCAGCCTCGCCCTGGGGGACCAGGGCAGCCTCAGCCTTGGCCTCCTGGGTGGCCTGGGCCTGCTCAGCCTTGGCCTTGGCCTTGGCATCCTTGGCCGCCTGGGCAGCCTCAGCCTTGGCATCAGCCTGGCAGCCTGAGCACCACTCCAGGCGGCCAGCCTTGGTCCCCAGGGCATCCCCCGCCTTGCCGCCTGTGGAGGGGGTGGTGGTGTTGTGGGTGTTGCACCGCACCAGCCAGGCAGGGCTGTCCTTGGGGGCCTCACTGGTCCGCTTGAGCAGGTCATAGCCACCCTTGGGCCAGCGGATTTCGTACCCAGCAGGGGCAGGGGCATGGGCTGAGTCACCAGCCAGGGCAGCAGCCAGGCGGTCAGCCGCGCTGGTCCTGCCCTCAGCCACAGTCCGCTCCACCTTGGCCTTGGGCTCAGGGGCCTGCTGCCTGGGGGCCTCGGCGGGCACCAGTGCCCAGAACTTGGTGGCTGACCCGAAGGCACCCCCATCAATGGCGCGGCCTGCTGAGGTCTTGAGGGTCACACCCTGCTTATCGACCTCGACCTTAACCACCTTGATGCCCTTGGGGTTGGGGGCCTTGATGGCGGTGCCGAAGAACTGCCAGCCGCTCAGGGGGTTGCCGTGTTGCTTCCAGGTGGCCCTGACGGGCTGGGGGCCAGTGAGGGCCTGCTCAGCAGCAGCCTGGGCCTCCTGGTCGGCGTGCTTGACCTCAAGGGCCTGGTGGCGGGCAGCCTTGGCCTCGTCGGTCTCGCCCCCGTTGATGGGGTGGACTGTGGCTAGGACCTGCTCCTGGGCAGCAGCCAGGGCAGCCTGGGCCTCGACCTCAGCAGCAGCCTGGTCCTTGGGGGTCTGGTTCTTGGTGGTCATGGGGGTGGTTCCTTCCCGGTTGGCCCTGCCCCCTGGTGGGGCGGGGCTGTGCGGCTTGGCCCCTGGAGGCCAGCCTCCTGGGCTAACAATCGGTTACGGACAGTTATTCCCAGTCACGGATTGTGCCAGGTCCCCGGCTCCGCTACGCTGTCCTGAACCTGGCCCCGCGCTGTCGCTTGGTGGTTCAATCCCCAGTGCGGGGCCGGGCCACACGGGGGAGCCCCGGACTGGCAGGCGGATCGTGGGCAACGTGCCGGGGCCTGGAGGAGTGGCTGGCAGACCTCCGCTAGGACAGCAGCCTGTCCGCGAGGGCATCCGCCACGGTGTGCTCCACCCTGAGCGGCTGCCTGGCCGCAGGAGTGAGCCCGAACTCCCGAGCCCACCGCAGCAGCTCCAGGCTGGCGTCCCGCTGCTGAGCCACTGCCGGATTCTTGCGGATCACCCCGTCACGGTCCCGCAGGAACAGGCCCGACCTGCCCACCAGCTCCGTGGCCACCCTGAACCGCGCCGACGCTTCGCAGTACCCGGCCAGGGCCATCCTGTCGGCGGCGGTCGCGGTGCCCATCGCCAGCAGCTCGGGCACGATGAGGTCCCACTCCTCACTGCCGCCTGTGGTCAGCCACTCCGGTTTGGACGGGGCACCCCGGCGCGGCTTCGGCTCCAGGGGGCTGACCCTGGAGGGCCTGGTCTCCCCGTGCAGCACCCGGAGGTTAGTCGGCTTCGGTGCCGGTCCTCTACGCCCCATGCGCCGCTACCTTCCACCCCGAGGCCCTGGCAGCCCGCCGCGCTAGCCGCTCGCGGAGCTGGGCCTGGTGCTCAGCCATGACCTCCTCAGCCATGCCCTCACAGTAGGCCCGCGCCGCCTCGAACAGGGGCCGGTCCCGCACCACCAGCGGAGCCCTCCTGGCAATCGACCCCGGCTCCATCCAATGAAAGACGCGGGCCTCACCGCGCCCGTTGCTGTGGGTCTGCCTGACCACCAGCCGGGCCATCTCGGGGGCCATCCGCTGGAGGCCCACAGCCCGCATCCCGGCGCGGTAGTAGACCCGCATCCCCGACCGCTCACCGCGCCCGCCGTGATTCTTGATGTAGGCCAGCGGGTAGACCAGGGCGGCGGTGGCTGACTCGGCAGACCCGGCGTACTGGTAGGCGTGGAGGATGTCCTCCTCCACCGGCCCGATGTAGGGCTCACGGCCAGGCCCCACCCGCTCAAGGAACAGGCTGTACGGGAACCCAGGCCGCACGAAGGTCCCCGGCTCGGTGGCGGGGTTGACCGCCTGGAGTTTGGCCCCGGTCATCCGGCTGTTGGTCGCCAGGGTCACCGCCGCCAGGAGGTCAGCGAACATGCCCAGCCCGCCCCTGGAGGCCACCACCTTGGCCGAGGAGGCATAGCCCACGAACGCGGTCAGCCGCCGCAAGTTGTCATCGAGCTGGAGCACCGCCCAGCACCCGCGCTCCTCAGCGACCCGGCAGGCCCACTCACGCTCCGTGAAGCACCCCAGGAACGCGCCCGGCTCATACGGGCCAGGCCCCATCCAATGCGCCGCGGCGAACTCCTCCGCATCGGCCACCGGGTAGGGCACCAGCTCCCAGCGGTCCCGCTCGTAGGCTGGTGCCCGGTCCTCGCGGACCACCCACACCGGGTCAGCCGTGACGCCCTCCAGCGGGGCCAGCAGCCGCCTGGTCTGCCGGTCGCGGAGCTGGGGCCTGCCGCCGCTGATCACCACGGGGAGGACCCCGCGCAGGAGGTCAGGTGGGGTAACGGACAAACACGACTCCGGGTATCTCGGCCAGCTTGGGGCCTGCCTTATCGGCCTCGGCCTTGGTCTGGAATATGACCGTGACCTGGTGCTCAGCCGACACCACGGCGCGGGACTGGTCCGACAGGCCCAGCTCCCCGTTGGCGCTGGCCTGCTGGAATCCGGCCACGGTCTCCTCCCAGTCGGCCAGGTCCAGCACGTCCCCGAACTCGGCCGCCATGTCCACCAGCTCGTCAGCCAGGAGCGCGTAGTCCCACGTGGTGTAATCGCTGGCGCGGTTGTCCGCGATCCGCAGGGCCTTGACCTGCTCAGGGCTCAGCCTGGTCTCGATGATCACCGGGGCCAGCTCCTCGTCCAGGCTGAGGGCTGCCAGCCGCCGCACATGCCCGATGATGACCACCAGCTCCCCGTCCACCACGATGGGCTGCTGCCACCCGAATGCCTTGATGGACGCGGCGGTCTGCTGGACCGCCTTGTCGGTGATCTTGCGGGGGTTGGACGGGTAGGGCCTGATCTTGGCCACCGGCATCATCTCGGCCTGGGCCAGCTCGGCAACGCTCACGGGACCTCCTGGGCATCGACGGCGGCGTAGGCTGCCCGCCAGTCCTCCTCGGTCGCGTCCCCGATGTACCAGCGGGACGTGTGCCTGGCCTGGAGCCAGCGCTCTGCTGCCCGGTCGCGGGCCTCACTGCCGAAGGCGGCCAGCACGTCCATCACGGCGGGTCCTCGACCTCGGCCAGGCCCAGCGCGGCCTGGGCGCTGGGGCTGTCCAGCGGCATGGTCACGGTCACTGAGGCCCCCGGCTCAGGCAGCCTCAGCCTGACCAGCTCGCCCTGGCCCTCCTCGTCAGGCTCGGGCGCGGCGAAGTCCGCCACCATGTGGTGACGCTCGGCCCAGCTCCCGATGGCCTGGCGGCTGGCCCCCAGCCCTGGAGGCACGAACACGACCACGCCGCCCTCCTCCGGGCCGAGCAGGGCGGCAGCGTCGGCCAGGTGCCGGTCCACCCATGACGGCAGCTCACCTGAGCTGGGCTGGGCTGCTGAGGGCGGGCCTGGCATGGGCCTAGCGTAGCGCCGCCGCCCGAGCCGGTCACGAGCCGGTTTCCGGTCGAAATCGCTTGCTAACGATCGCCCCAGGTCAACGAGCGGACTAGAACGCCGGATTACGCGCGATTTGCGCGCATTCCCGCTGGTCACCGGCCTGAGCCGGTCGTACACCCGTTCTAGCCGTTTCCGCTGGTCAACCGGCGTTTTCGGGGCCGGGATCGCCCCAGGTCACGCCGGTCTGAGGCCGAAAAAGGCCGGTGACCAGCGGTTTTCCGACAAAAGCCGGAAAACCCTGCCGGGCGCACGGCGGGA